GCGCCGCATGGATGAAATCATGGAGGCTCTTGATAATCGTTCGTCAATGGATTGGTGTGTTGCTGTCCATGATATGAATGCAGGGTTTGATGAAAAGATTTTGTTCCCCTCATCAGTTGAAAGCACTGCGGGTTAAGGAGTAACACATGACCACTATTACCAAAGAACGTATTGAATTGTTCATTAAAAATCCGCTTGAAAACGGGCTTACCCGTGGTGAACAAATGGAACTGGCACGGATTGCGCTGGCATCGCTGGAAGCAGAGCCGGTTGTGTTCTGGTTTGAAAAATATCAAGAAGGGGCTACGGCATGACGACTTTTACCAGAGAGCAGTTAATAGCTCACGCAGAGGAGACTATTGAAGCACAGAGACTGTGCATACCGGGCACAATCGACCATGACATCATCCGCACATATAAGATGGATATTGCTGTTCTGGAAATCGCACTGGTATCGCTGGCAGCAGAGCCAGCCGGTAAATTGCATGAATACAAACCAGTGGGATATCAGCGTCTGGTCGATGAGTTAACCATGCTGGTAAAGCAGTTAACCTGGCAACTGAGGAAAGCGAAGCCAGACTGCAAATTACCGGATAAGGCGATGAGTTATCTGGAGCGGAACGGACTGATAAGCGTGGAGGATATTTTACGATGACTGGCCTGAGGCATTTACAACGGCAGGAATCGCAATGGCTGTGGCGCTGGTGGTGTATTCGATTTGCCGCTGGGGATAAAAACGGTTTGCGGGAAAAGGAGAGTTAAGTAGAATTGCAGCGGGTGCTTGAGGCTATCTGTCTCAGGCATGAACACCAAAAGGCAGATAGAGAAAAGCCCCAGTTAACATTACGCGTCCTGCAAGACGCTTAACATTAATCTGAGGCTCAATCTATGAACGGCAAATCTAGGTTAGCCTCTTACGTGCCGAAAGGCAAGGAGAAGCAGGCTATGAAGCAGCAAAAGGCGATGTTAATCGCCCTGATCGTCATCTGTTTAACCGTCATTGTGACGGCACTGGTAACGAGGAAAGACCTCTGCGAGGTACGAATCCGAACCGGCCAGACGGAGGTCGCTGTCTTCACAGCTTACGAACCTGAGGAGTAAGAGACCTGGCGGGGGAGAAATCCCTCGCCACCTCTGATGTGTCAGGCATCCTCAACGCACCCGCACTTAACCCGCTTCGGCGTTTTTTCCGTTGATTAACTCTAGTTATTAGAGAACCGAACTTTTATTGATGGGGCAGGGAGATGAAGAAACTTGTTTTAGTCGCAGGTGTAATGATTGCAACAGTAATGTTGGGAGGGTGTGCAGCAAAGGTCGATCCAGCGTTGAAAGCAGAAGCAATGAAGCCACTAACATGTAATGATGAAAAGCAATGTGACTTTTATTGGAAACGAGCGCAATTCTGGTTGGCTAATAATTCCTCATGGAAAATTCAAACGGCGACAGACACGCTAATTTCCACTTATAATCCCTCTCCAAATAGTCCATTCCTCGCTTATCAAGTGAGTAAAATGCCAAATGAAGATGGATCCTCAAGAATTTTCATCAAGCCTTTTTGCGATAATATGTTTGGCTGTCAACCAAACCCCTATCAGGCAGTTGTTTCCTTTAAAAACTTCGTTAAAACAGGGCAGTAGTGTATAGCTTGGACGATAAATTATTAGTGAAAACGCCGTAAACCCTCACCCAATGTGGACTAAGTCTATCAAACATGACTGTGATGATTAGTCCGTAGTTGTTGCCTATGAAATCTGGATTGAGTCAGGGTTTAATCCAATAATTATTCTATCGTTCCTTTACAAGTCCGGTATATTACTTTCAGTTTGTTTTAGCATACCCGCTTCGGCGGGTTTTGTTTTTTCCTAGCATTCTGGTTTACAATTCGCACGCCAGCCTGAACAACTGGCACCTGCTGCGCCAGCAGAGACAACCGATGGCGCACGATACCAAATTACACAATTCTGATGATTCTGCCGTCTTTGCCAGCAGGCACGGGCGGCGTTCCCGCACTTTCAAATCTGACTGGTTCCAGCATGACCCATGTACTGAAGAACAGGCCGAATGGCTAATTCATAACTATCGCAGACGCGGATACGAGATTAAGAAAGCCCTCAGCCTCGATTATCGTCACTGGATAATCTATGTCAGGCTCCCTTATTCCGAACGCCCACCGCGCCCATCCCGCACATACCAGCAACGGATCTGGAGGTAACGTGCGGATATTACTTCGACCTGTTCTGGTACCGGAACTCGGGCTGGTGGTCCTTAGGCCGGGCCGTGAATCCATGCAAGTATTTCATAACCCTCGAGTGCTGGTGGAGCCTGAACCGAAAAGCATGCGCGGTCTGCCGTCCGGAGTCGTCCCTGCCGTTCGCCAGCCGCTGGCGGAGGATAAATCATTACTGCCATTTTTCAGCGATGAGCGGGTGATTCGTGCTGCTGGCGGCGCTGGGGCACTGTCTGACTGGCTGTTGCGTCATGTCAAATCCTGCCAGTGGCCTCATGGTGACTATCATCACAGTGAAATCGTCATACATCGTTACGGTACCGGCGCGATGGTGTTGTGCTGGCACTGCGACAACCAGTTGCGTGACCAGACATCCGAATCACTCGGGCAACTTGCTCATCAAAACCTGTCAGCATGGATGATTGACGTCATACGCCATGCAATGAATGGCACGCAGGAGCGGGAATTGTCGCTGGCTGAATTATCCTGGTGGGCGGTCTGCAATCAGGTGGCGGACGCGCTTCCGGAGGCAGTATTACGTCGTTCTCTGGGGTTACGTGCGGAAAAAATCCGCTCCTTGTACCGCGAAAGCGACATCGTACCGGGAGAGCAGACCGCCACCAGCATACTGAAGCAGCGCACAAAAAATCTTGCGCCGTTGCCTCATGCCCACCAGCAAAACCCGCCACAGGAAAAGACGGTGGTCAGCATTGCCGTTGATCCGGAGTCACCGGCTCAGTATCTCCAGCGCCAGAAACCACAACGGGAAGAGATGCCTGTATACACGCGTTGGGTAAAAACGCAGAAATGCATGACGTGCGGTAATCAGGCAGATGATCCGCATCACATCATTGGTCATGGACTGGGAGGGATGGGAACAAAGGCTGATGATTTGTTTGTTATTCCGCTGTGCCGTAAATGTCATAACGAACTGCACGCCGGGGTAAAAGATTTTGAAGAAAAACACGGCAGCCAGCTGTTGTTGCTGATTCGTTTTTTAATGCACGCGAGAAATTCGGGTGTCCTGAAGTGGAAAGCATGAATGACTGAACGCATAGAATTTGTTTTGCCTTACCCGCCGACGGTGAATACCTACTGGCGACGTCATGGCAATACGTATTTCATCTCGGAAGCCGGAAAGCGTTATCGCCGTGATGTGGCGCTAATTGTTCGCCAGCAGCGGCTGAAATTAAGCCTGTCCGGAAGGCTGGCGATAAAGATTATTGCAGAGCCACCGGATAAGCGCCGCCGCGACCTGGACAATATCCTGAAGGCACCACTGGATGCGCTGACGCATGCCGGACTACTTATAGACGACGAGCAGTTTGATGAAATCAATATTGTGCGCGGTCAGCTCGTTCCTGGTGGGCGGCTGGGGATAAAAATCACAGAACTGGAGTGCGCATGAATAACCAGTATTTACAGTTTGTGCGTGAGCAGCTCATTATCGCCACCGCTGATTTGAGTGGGGCAACAAAAGGTCAGCTTGAAGCCTGGCAAGAGAATGCCATGTTCGATACAGGGCGTTACAGGCGAAAAAAAATCCGGTACCGCGATGAAGTGACTGGAAAAATGATAACGCGGGATAATCCACCAATCCCGGGAAAGCAATCGCTGGCGAAGGGGACGTCAATTCCTCTGGTCAGTCCGGTTGAGTTTTCGACATCATCGTGGCGGCGGGCTGTTCTGTCTCTTGAAGAACATCATAAAGCCTGGTTGTTGTGGTGTTACAGCGGGAGTATTTGTTGGGAATATCAGATCGCGATAACACAGTGGGCGTGGAATGAATTTAATACTCAATCCGGTACCAGAAAAATTGCAGGGAAAACGCAGGAACGCCTGAAAAAATTAATCTGGCTGGCGGCGCAGGCAGTAAAAGCAGAACTTTTTGGTGGGGAAGGTTATGAATACCAGGAGCTGGCATTACTGGCGGGAGTGACAACTAAAAACTGGTCCAAAACATTTACTCGTCACTGGGTTGCAATGAAACACATTTTTCACCGACTTGATAGTGAGGCTTTATTGTTTGTAATGAGAACACGTTCAAAACAAAAGGCGGCATTTTCAAAGCAAAGTGTTGCAAAAGTAGATTGAAAGGCATATATTTCATGCAAATCTGATATTTTGCCGATTTTGTACGTGATGGCAAAAGCAAACAAAACCCGCCCACAAGCGGGTTTTTTGTGCCACTTATCTCGGATAGACATGGTTAATGCGTTAGTGGAGGAGATAAGGGTGATTTTTGAATGCTTGCAACATTGATTTCGTAACGTTATTATCCTGCGCTCGGCCCTTTAGCTCAGTGGTGAGAGCGAGCGACTCATAATCGCCAGGTCGCTGGTTCAAATCCAGCAAGGGCCACCAGCCGCCACTAGCTCATCAGGAAAGAGCGTCAACCCTTTAAGTTGAGTGTGCGAGGTTCGAGTCCCCGGTGGCGGTCCAGTGCCGACTTAGCTCAGTAGGTAGAGCAACTGACTTGTAATCAGTAGGTCACCAGTTCGATTCCGGTAGTCGGCACCATATGCGGGCATCGTATAATGGCTATTACCTCAGCCTTCCAAGCTGATGATGCGGGTTCGATTCCCGCTGCCCGCTCCAGTTAGAGTCTTTCAGTCTGCGATGATGGGAAATCCCGGAGTGACTGAAAGACGTTTAAGTTATGAATGATCGCTTTTTTTGCAAAATTGCTGTGCAGAAATACTAACCTTCGGGCAGGCGATCATTCATAAGCACTCTGCTTTTATTCCGATTAACTGTGGGTGGTTTGTTGGATAGAGTGCTTCCCTTACTGTATATATCGTTTCGCCCGCTTTTGCGGGTTTTTCTTTTCAAATCCCTTTCATTTCTCAGTGTAAAACTACGCCATCCGTTATTTGCGGAGGTGAGGCTATGAAATCCATGGACAAAATTTCAACGGGCATTGCCTACGGCACCTCCGCAGGCAGTGCTGGCTACTGGTTTTTACAGTGGCTTGATCAGGTCAGTCCGTCACAGTGGGCTGCGATTGGTGTACTGGGGAGTCTGGTTCTGGGCTTCCTGACTTATCTGACAAATCTGTACTTCAAAATCAGAGAAGACAAGCGTAAGGCTGCACGGGGAGAGTAATTCAATGACTCAAAACTATGAACTGATTGTGAAAGGGATCCGCAATTTTGAGAATAAAGTTACGGTAACTTTAGCGTTACGGGACAAAAAACGCTTTGACGGCGAAATTTTTGACCTGGACATCTCGCTGGACCGTGTTGAAGGTGCCGCGCTGGAGTTTTATGAGGCAGCAGCCAGAAGGAGCATCAGACAGGTCTTCCTGGATGTTGCTGCCGGGTTATGTGAAGGGGATGAGCAGTCGCCGGAAAAGCGCCCCGTAATTTTAGAGGCGCAGAATGTGTGGATAACCTACAAAGGAAAGCTACCAGGAAGAATTACTGGTTCTCTGAAGACTCCTCCGGAATCACAACCTTAAGTCACTGACCGGAACAGATAAACCTGTCCGTGGGCAGAAACCGATAAATCCTGATAAATATCCATGAACGCAAAAATCAGATACGGCCTGTCGGCTGCCGTTCTGGCACTGATTGCCGTCGGTGCGCCCGCGCCTGATATTCTCGACCAGTTTCTGGATGAAAAAGAAGGTAACCACACAACGGCATACCGCGATGGTTCCGGCATCTGGACCATCTGTCGGGGTGCCACGATGGTGGATGGAAAACCCGTTTTTCCCGGTATGAAACTGTCGAAGGAAAAATGCGACCAGGTCAACGCCATTGAGCGTGATAAGGCGCTGGCATGGGTGGAGCGCAATATTAAAGTACCACTGACCGAACCACAAAAAGCGGGTATCGCGTCATTTTGTCCCTATAACATTGGCCCCGGTAAGTGTTTTCCATCGACGTTTTATAAGCGGCTGAATGCTGGTGATCGTAAGGGCGCATGCGAGGCGATTCGCTGGTGGATAAAAGATGGTGGGCGCGATTGCCGCATACGTTCAAATAACTGCTATGGACAGGTTATTCGTCGTGACCAGGAAAGCGCATTAGCCTGTTGGGGAATAGATCAGTGAGCAGAGTCGCCGCGATTATTTATGCTCTGGTTATCTGCATCATCGTCTGCCTGTCGTGGGCGGTCAATCATTACCGTGATAACGCCATCACCTACAAAGAACAGCGTGATAAAAAAGTCAGTGAGCTGAAGCAGCTGACCGCCACCATCGCTGACATGCAGCAGCGTCAGCGTGATGTTGCTGCGCTCGATGCAAAGTACTCGAGAGAATTAGCCAATGCGAAAGCTGAAAATGAAACTCTGCGCGCTGATGTTGCCGCTGGTCGTAAGCGCCTGCGGGTCAATGCCAGTTGCTCCGCAGCCGTGCGTGAAGCCACCGGACCCACCAGCGTGGATAATGCAACCAGCCCCAGACTGGCAGACACCGCTGAACGGGATTATTTCACCCTCAGAGAACGGTTGATGACGATGCAGAAGCAACTGGAAGGGGCACAGCTATACATTCGTGAGCAATGTCTCAGATAAAAACCGGCCAAGGATAATCCGCTAAAGATTCGCCGGTGGCGAAAGAGAGCCAAGGTGTCAACCTACGCTATTACTTATGATAATGCAACAGACGAAGCGGGACATATTGGCGCATAACAAATCAGTGCAGGCTAACTGCAGGAAGAACTTAGGGCGTGAACGTAGAAAACCTAAGTAACGCACATTACATCTATAACGAGATGAAAGAGCTACAGCGACAGAAAGGTATACTGGAAAGTGGTGCAGGGCTTGGTGTGACAATCCAGTCTGCCTATCAATATAGTGCTTTTCTTGAGGCCATACGCCCGCATGCAGTTGCTGAACTTAACAGCCGTATTGAGGAAAAGAAATCCGCGCTGGTTAATTTGGGTGCTTCCTTCTCTATATACGAGCATAATAAGGCGGGTTGGAAACCCGCCTAAAGCACTTAGAAACTGCGTGGAGCTGTGGAAAGAATGGATGCCAGTTCTTCCTTCGATAAATCCCAGCTTCGATTTACAGCGTCAATTTTCTTAAACTCATCAAGCATTGCGTTATAGAGATGTTCTGTACGTGAATGAGTATTGGCAATGGGCTGTTTCTGTTCGGGGAAGCGATCAATTTTCTGATATGCCTCAATGATACTGAAGTAATCGCATTCATTATGACCGTCGAAACCTGGGAGCTGAATTTCCCCATCATGTATTTTTAGATGATGGTCACGGACTAATTCTTTTTGCTCGTCATCACTAAGTTTCCTGAAAGCATTGGAAAGTCCGCGGTACATATTCAAGACAGCAGTAACAAAATCACGATCTTCTTTACTTGGTTCATCAACATCCAAATGTGAATATTCGGCCTTCATAACCCAATCATTACCAGATGACACAGCATATTTTACAAGCTGTGGATCAATATCAGTTTCGATACCTAGGTGGATGGCAATGTCACATAACAAAATGGTATTGATTTTATCCTTAATATCCATGAGTTAACCCTCTGAAGTAAAAAGTAATATCTACACCCGTTAGCTCATGAAGTCTATTGATCTGGCTCATATCAGCGGCAAATCTATTTCATGGAGATACTCAATGCAGGTCACTTTTGATTTATATAAGGGCGAAACATGCCAGCACTAATCCCACGAGCCTGCCGTAAACGTGGATGTGCAGGTACAACCACAGACAGTTCTGGTTACTGCGATAAACATCGTGGCGAAGGATGGGTACAGCATCAGCGCGGACTGAGTCGCCACCAGCGTGGCTATGGCTCGAAATGGGATGCCATACGTGCGCGCATACTGAAGCGTGATAATGATCTGTGTCAGAACTGCCTGCGCAATGGGAGAGCCGTTGAAGCCAGAACTGTGGACCACATCATTCCGAAAGCTCATGGTGGCTCGGATGCAGACAGTAACCTGCAGAGTCTGTGCTGGCCCTGCCATAAAGCAAAAACAGCGCGCGAACGCATCAATTGATAACAGTTCCCATCTGTAGGGGAGGGGTGGGTCAAATCCCTGCAGCCCTGGCTGCTCAGTACCGCCGCCTGACCCTTCCTCACATCGCCGCAGGTTCGAAAACTTTTTTTTGGAAATGTGAACAAACGATTGATAGGTAAGACCGATTATGTCAGGACCTCCGAAAACCCCGCCACGCCTGCATTTGATTCGAGGCAACCCCTCAAAGCGCCCCGTTAAAGACCACAAAAAAACCGCTAAAAAGGATGAAAAAGGTCTTCCTAAAATTCCGCAGCATTTAGGGGCTCAGGGGAAGTACTGGTTCAGGCGAATGGCGGAAGAGCTGAATGCGGAAGGGATCATTTCTCAGCTTGATGCGCGTGCGCTCGAGTTGCTGGTGGAAGCCTACACCGAATATCGGCATCACTGCGAAACACTCGATGTTGAGGGGTATACCTACCGCACGGAAACGCAGAGCGGTGATGTACTGATTAAGGCGCACCCCGCGGCGGCAATGAAAGCGGATGCCTGGAAGCGGATCCGGGCAATGCTTGCAGAGTTTGGTATGTCACCGGCAAGCCGGGCTAAAGTAAATATCGCCGGACCGGATGATGTTGATCCGCTGGCGGAGCTTTTAAAAGCGAGAGACTGATGGCAAAAGTGGCTGACGGGATCCGCTACGCCGAACGTGTTGTTGCAGGAGAAATTGTTGCTGGCGAATTTGTCCGCCTGGCCTGCCAGCGTTTTCTTGATGATCTGAAGTACGGCGAAGAGCGGGGGATTTATTTCAGTGAACCCCGTGCGCAGCACATCCTGAATTTCTACAAATTTGTGCCTCATGTAAAAGGGGCGCTGGCAGGCCAGCCCATTGAGTTGATGGACTGGCATGTATTTATCCTCATTAATATTTTTGGTTTTGTCATTCCGCTGGTCAATGAAGAGACCGGGGAAGTTGTCATGCGCAGCGATGGCAGCGGACGTCCGGTGATGGTGCGCCGGTTCCGGACGGCGTACAACGAAGTCGCCCGTAAAAACGCAAAATCAACTCTGTCATCGGGTATCGGCCTGTATATGACGGGGGCAGATGGTGAAGGCGGAGCTGAGGTGTATTCAGCCGCAACCACGCGTGACCAGGCCAGAATCGTGTTTGAAGACGCCAAAAATATGGTCAGAAAAGCCCGGTCGACACTCGGGCGGTTGTTTGATTTCAACAAGCTGGCGATTTACCAGGAGCAGAGCGCATCAAAATTTGAACCGCTTTCTTCGGATGCAAACAACCTGGATGGTCTGAACATCCACTGCGCCATTATTGATGAGCTGCATGCACATAAAACTCGTGACGTGTGGGACGTTCTGGAAACGGCAACCGGTGCCCGTCTGCAGTCCCTTTTATTTGGTATCACCACGGCAGGGTTTAACAAGGAAGGGATTTGTTACGAGCAGCGTGATTACGCCATCAAGGTATTGCGTGGCTATAACAGCGACGTGGAGGGCGCGGTAAAAGACGACTCCTACTTTGCGATTATTTACACCCTCGATGAGGGAGATGATCCGTTTGATGAAACGGTCTGGCAGAAAGCGAATCCCGGCCTGGGCATCTGTAAACGCTGGGATGATCTGCGTCGCCTGGCGAAAAAAGCGAAAGAACAGGTCTCTGCGCGGGTGAATTTTTTTACCAAACACATGAATGTGTGGGTCACTGCCGAATCTGCCTGGATGGATATGATTAAGTGGGAGAAGTGCGAATACATTGCTCCACAACATGAGCTGAAAACATATCCCATGTGGGTCGGCGTCGACCTTGCTCATAAGATTGATATCTGTGCGGCGGCAAAACTCTGGCGAACCGATAACGGACATGTTCATGCTGATTTTAAATTCTGGCTTCCGGAAGGACGGCTGGAACGATGCTCGCGGCAGCAGGCAGAACTTTACCGGAAGTGGGCGGAGATGGATAAGCTCATCCTGACGGATGGTGATGTTATCGATCATGCTCAGATAAAAAGTGACTTACTGGAATGGATTGGCGGTGAAAACCTCAGGGAACTGGGATTTGACCCGTGGAGCGCAATGCAGTTCAGTCTGGCACTGGCTGAAGAAGGGATACCGCTGGTGGAGGTTCCGCAGACGGTCCGCAATCTGTCAGAGGCCATGAAGGAAACGGAATCACTGGTTTATGCCGGGCGTTTCCATCACAGCAATCATCCGGTCATGAACTGGATGATGTCTAACGTTACTGTAAAACCGGACAAAAACGACAACATCTTCCCGAATAAATCCACGCCGGAAGCCAAAATCGACGGCCCTGTTGCGCTTTTTACAGCCATGAGCCGCTTTCTGGTAAATGGCGGGGGCGTGAATGACTTTCTGTCCACGCTTGATCCTGATGAGGACCTGTTAATTCTGTGAAACAGCTTATTACTGATATGACCGGGCTGATCGGTTTCGGTTTGCTCACTGCTGGCGTTTATCTGTATGCAGGTCTGCCAGCGTCTCTGATGCTGTCTGGCTGTTTGTTGCTGCTTTATGCACTGGTGGTGTCCATGAGGAGAAAACATGCTTCTTGATGCTCTGTTTCGCAGTGAGCCTCTGGAAAATCCCTCGGTTCCGGTAACCGGAGAGGCCGCTGAGACGGATAATATTTTTGCCCGGGATGTGTATGTCAGTCCGGAAACGTCCATGAGGCTGGCTGCTGTCTATGCCTGTATTTATGTTATTTCATCCAGTGTGGCTCAGATGCCCCTGCATGTGATGCGAAAAACGAATGAGCATGTTCAGCCGGCACGCGATCACCCGTTGTTCTGGCTCGTTCATGATGAACCGAATGCCTGGCAGACCAGCTATAAGTGGCGGGAACTGAAGCAGCGTCATGTGCTGGGGTGGGGCAATGGTTATACGTGGGTGAAACGTAATCGTCGTGGCGAGGTTACCAGTCTTGAATGCTGTATGCCATGGGAAACCACGTTACTTAACACTGGAGGGCGTCATACCTACGGTGTGTATAACGAAGAGGGTGCATTTGCGGTAAGTCCGGACGACATGATCCATATCAGGGCGCTGGGAAACAATCAGAAAATGGGACTGAGTCCGATCATGCAGCATGCTGAAACCATTGGTATGGGAATGAGTGGTCAGCAGTATACCAGTGCTTTTTTTAACGGTAATGCCCGTCCTGCCGGGATTATTTCTGTGAAAAATGAACTGAACGAACAGAGTTGGAGCAGGCTCAAGAATATGTGGCAGCGGGCGGTGACAGCGCTTCGCAGTCAGGAAAATAAAACCATGCTGCTGCCTGCGCAACTGGATTACCGTGCCCTGACAGTTTCTCCGGTGGATGCTCAGATCATTGATATGACCAAGCTGAACCGGTCGATGATTGCCGGAATTTTTAATGTCCCGGCGCACATGATTAATGACCTGGAAAAAGCCACATTTTCGAATATTACACAGCAGGCGATTCAGTTTGTTCGCTACACGATGATGCCCTGGGTTGCGAACTGGGAGCAGGAGCTTAACCGTCGCCTGTTTACCCGCACAGAACGGGCTGCCGGGTATTACGTTCGTTTCAACCTTACAGGATTGCTCCGCGGGACTCCACAGGAGCGTGCGCAGTTTTATCACTTTGCCATTACAGATGGCTGGATGAGCCGGAATGAAGCGAGGGCATTTGAGGACATGAACCCGGTTGATGGTCTGGATGAAATGCTGGTCAGCGTAAATGCAGCAAATCCGTTGAATGATTTTAAAGATACGAAAGGCAAAGAGGAAAAGAACGATGAATGACCGTGAAACGCGCTGTTACAGCGGGGAAGTGCGGGCAGAACAATATGATAATGCCCCGACTCATATTTTGGGGTATGGCTCGGTATTTAACAGTCGTTCAGAACCTCTGTGGGGATTTCGTGAAATCATCAAGCCGGGGGCTTTTGACGACGTGCTGAATGATGATGTACGTGGATTGTTTAATCATGATCCTAATTTCATTCTCGGACGAAGTTCTGCCGGCACGTTGTCATTATCAGTGGATGAACGTGGTTTGCGTTACGACATTGTTGCACCGGATACGCCGACGATTTGTGACCTGGTGCTGTCACCAATGTTGCGTGGTGACATTAATCAGTCCTCGTTCGCGTTTCGCGTCGCTCGTGATGGAGAGAGCTGGTATGAAGACGACGAGGGGATTGTTATCCGGGAAATCACGCGCATTTCTCGTCTGTATGACGTCAGCCCGGTGACATATCCGGCCTATCAGGACGCAGACTCTGGTGTCCGCTCAATGAAAGCCTGGCAGGAAGCGCGGGCGAGTGGTGCGCTGAAGAAAGCTGTTAACGAACGAATGGCGCGTGAGCGTCTTTTGACCCTTCTTAATGCATAAGGATACTACTGACGATGAAACTTCATGAGATGAAGCAAAAACGAAACACCATTGCAAAGGATATGCGTGCACTGCATGAAAAAATTGGTGATAACGCATGGACTGATGAGCAACGGGCAGAGTGGAACAGGGCGAAAGCTGAGCTGGATGCGCTGGATGAGCAAATCGCCCGTGAAGAAGAGTTGCGCCGTCAGGATCAGGCATATGTGGATGAGTCCGGGCCGGAAGAGCGCCAGAATAATGAGGCGGAGAACGGGAAAAAGGCGGTGGAAGAGAAGCGCGCTGCGGCATTTAACCGTTTTCTGCGTGCCGGATTTGCAGAACTGAATGCTGAAGAGCGTAATCTGATGCGTGAACTGCGGGCTCAGAGTGTAACAACGGATTCTCAGGGCGGATATACGGTGCCCACGCAGATGCGTAACAAAATCATTGACACCATGAAGGCTTATGGCGGGATTGCCAGTGTTGCGCAACTTCTGACCACATCAACCGGGCAGGATATCACCTGGTCAACGTCTGATGGCACGACTGAAGAGGGCGAACTGCTGGCGGAAAATACAGCCGCAACGGAACAGGATGTGACGTTCGGGACCGCTATTCTGGGGGCTAAAAAGCTGTCATCAAAAATAATTCGTGTGTCCAATGAGCTGCTCCAGGACAGTGGGGTGGATATTGAATCTTATCTGGCAAACCGTATTGCCCAGCGTATTGGTCGTGGAGAGGCGAAATATCTGGTTCAGGGGACCGGAACGGGATCACCGTTACAGCCAAAAGGGCTGGCAGCGTCGGTGACGGGAATCATCCAGACTGCAGCCTCTGCCGCTTTCACCTGGAAAGAAATGAATGCCCTGAAACATGCCATTGATCCGGCATATCGTGGTGGGCCGAAATACCGCTGGGCATTCAATGATGCCACATTGCAGACTATTGAAGAGATGGAGGATGGACAGAAACGCCCGTTATGGCTGCCGGATATTGCAGGCGGTACGCCGGCTACTGTGCTGGGGATCCCTTATGTTATTGATCAGGCTATTGACGGGATTGGTACCGGAAAAAAATTCATTTTCCTGGGGGATTTCAACCGCTTTATCATTCGCCGCGTTACTTATATGGAACTGAAACGTCTGGTTGAGCGTTATGCTGAGTTTGATCAGGTGGCATTTCTGGCTTTCCATCGTTTTGACTGTGTGCTGGAAGATGTGGCAGCCATCAAGGCGCTCACTGGCAAATAACCACTCGTTGTTCAGTTACAGACCGCGCCGACGCGGTTTTTTTATGCCCGCACAGTGTTGCGGGCAGGAGTTTCTGATGGCAGCAATAGTGGAAAAACTCAGGGCGCAGTGCCGTATTGATACAGATGATGCAACTGATGATGAGTTACTGATGCTGTATTTCCGGGCTGCCTGCCGCAAGGCAGAAAATTTTATCAACCGTAAGCTTTATGAGGAGACGGTGCCGGAAGGTGATCCTGAAGGGGTGCTTATAGCTGATGATGTTTTGCTGGCGCTCATGTTGCTGGTCGGGCACTGGTACGAAAACCGGGAAAATTCCTCAGATGTCAGCAAGGCACCAGTCCCGTTTGGTTTTTCTTCTCTGCTGGAGCCTTATCGTTTTATTCCTTTGTAGGAGGAGACATGCAGGCGGGCAGATTACGTGATCGCGTAATTATTCTGAATGTCACCACCGCCCGCTCTCCGTCAGGGCATCCGGTGGAGACGGTGACGGAGGGAGCTACCGTATGGGCAGAAGTTAAGGGTATCAGCGGGAGGGAGATAATCTCAGGCGGAGCAGAAACCGCTCAGGCTACGGTCAGAGTCTGGATGAGATTCCGGCGCGATGTGACAGCGACTTCACGTCTGAAAGTGCTGACCGGTGCATTTAAAGGGGCCATTCTGGGTATAGAAGGTCCACCAATACCGGATGCACGCGCTACCCGGCTTGAAATACTCTGCAGCCTGAAGGGGAATGTGTGATGGATTTCAGTCTTGATTTTTCCGGCCTGGCGGATATTGCACGGGATTTGGAGACGCTCAGCAGGGCAGAAAACAATAAGGTTCTGCGCGATGCCACCCGTGCCGGTGCTGAAGTTATGCGGGATGCAGTTGTTGAACGTGCGCCGGAGCGAACCGGGAAACTGAAGAAAAATGTGGTTGTTCTCACTCAGCGTTCAAAGCGTCGGGGGGAAATTATCTCGGGTGTCCACATTCGCGGACGGAACCTGCGAACCGGAAACAGTGATAACAGCATGAAAGCCAGCGATCCCCGAAATGCATTTTACTGGCGCTTTGTGGAGCTGGGAACGATAAACATGCCCGCGCATCCATTCATTCGCCCGGCTTTCGATACGACAGAGGAACTGGCAGCACGGATTGCCATACAGCGAATGAATCAGGCTATTGATGAGGTCTTAAGTAAATGAGAGAGGCCACACTGTATTCCCTGTTGTCTCAGCTGGCCGGAGGACAGGTTTATCCTTATGTGGTCCCACTGACGGATGGAAAGCCTGCGGTATCTCCGCCGTGGCTGGTGTTTTCTGTGGTGTCTGACACGGCATCTGATGTGCTTGATGGGCAGGCTGAATCCAGAATTACCGTGCAGATCGATGTCTGGGCGACAGTACCTGATGACGCAGATAATATTCGTGAGCAGGCGCTTGATGCGGTAAGAAAACTGGCACCCTCCGTTATTTCTAAAACGCAGGGTTATGATCCTGACTCCCGTCTGAGCAGAGCCACGCTTGAATTCCAAGTAATAGCCTGAGGTCATTAATGATTTTACCCACCCGCCGCTGGCGGGTTTTTTTATTTTCAGGAGACGAGTATGTCCTCTAATTTTGAGCGTTCGCAACTGACGAAAATTATGATTTCGTCTGCACCGGTAACAGCAGAAACCCTGGATTCTGCCAGCTATCTTGGCCTGAGCTGTACAATCAAAGAGGTGCAGTTTACCGCAGGACAAAAGCAGGATATTGATGTCACCACGCTGTGTTCTGTTGAGCAGGAAAATATTAACGGCCTTGGGGCTGCTTCAGAGATTTCCATGTCAGGCAACTTTTATCTGAATGCTGCCCAGAACGCGTTGCGCAGTGCCTATGACAATGACACCACGTATGGCTTTAAAGTTATTTTTCCGTCAGGCAACGGATTTACCTTTATGGCAGAGGTGCGTCAGCATACCTGGTCTGCAGGAACCAATGGTGTTGTGGCTGCAACGTTTTCCTTGCGCCTGAAAGGTAAACCTGTGCTGACGACAGAGCCGCTGAAAGTGAAGGCCGATTTAAAAAGCACGCTGCGGGTTGCTTCCGGAGCGAAACTTGAAATGGCGGTTGAGGCTGCGGGTGGTGTGCCGCCTTATTCTTATGTCTGGAAGAAAGGTGGTTCTCCTGTTTCCGGACAGACGGCGGCAACGTTCAGTAAGGCATCGGCAGTATCCGGTGATGCGGGTGCATATACCTGCGAGATTTCTGATTCAGCAAGTCCTGTTAACAAGGTGACCTCTACTTCCTGCACTGTTACCGTCAGTTAATGAGGATAGATGTGATGACTAAAAATATCCGTAATCTGGCACTGGCAACGATGTCGGGGTTTCGCCATAAAACTGTTGATGTGCCTGAATGGGAAGGGGCAACGGTTGTATTACGGGAACCTTCTGCAGAAGCCTGGTTGCGCTGGCAGGAGATCGTTAAAGCAAAAGATGATGAGACACCGTTATCCGTTGCGGAGCGCGCCCGCCGAAATCTGGAAGCGGATGTTGAACTGTTCATCGATGTTCTGTGTGATACCGGACTGCAACCTGTATTTTCAGTGGATGATCGTGAACAGGTGATTGCCGTGTATGGCCCGGTGCATGCGCGGCTTCTTCGGCAGTCTCTGGAACTGATCAGTGATGCCGGCGAGGTTAAAAAAAAGTAGCGCTTCCGGGGATGCGTTTTCTGATGATGCTGGCGCTCAGGATGGGGCGCACATTGTCAGAGTTACGCCGGGAAATGTCCGCATCAGAAATCATGATGTGGGCAGAATTTGACAGGTTCAGCCCGCTGGGGGACGAACGGGCTGATATCCGGGCTGCCCAGATTGTTTCAGCTGTTTACGGTGCGCAGGGGGTCAAAGTGCCACTGAATGATGCGCTTCTTCAGTGGGAGAAGGAGCAGACAGAAGGCGTATCAGATCCATTTGCTGGACTGGAAAACGCGCTTTTAATAGTGTCTCAGTGAGTCAACATAACCGCTTCGGCGGTTTTTTTTCGTCCGGAGAATGAGTGTGGCGACATTACGTGAACTGATTATTAAAATCTCGGCAAATTCCCGGTCATTCCAGTCAGAGATCTCCCGGTCTTCGCGTATGGGGCAGGATTACTACCGTACCATGCAGAACGGAGGCCGACAGTCCGCTGCTGCATCCCGTGAAATGCGGCGTGCACTGGCAGAAGTGACGGATCAGATAAATACAGCTAAATCTTCGGCACTGAACATGGCGGGGGCATTTGCCGGGGCTTTTGCTACCGGTCATCTTATTTCTCTCGCCGATGAGTGGAATTCAGTAAATGCCCGTCTGAAGCAGGCCTCACAGTCCAGTGATGATTTTCAGTCATCACAGCGTGAATTAATGGCGATCAGCCAGAGAACGGGGACGGCTTTTTCTGATAACGCCAGCCTTTTTGCCCGCTCTGCAGCTTCCATGCGGGAGTATGGTTACAGTTCTGAGGAGGTACTGAAAGTCACCGAGGCGATCTCCACGGGCCTGAAATTATCCGGTGCCAGTACAGCAGAAGCCAGTTCGGTGATCACGCAGTTCAGTCAGGCTCTGGCGCAGGGAGTGCTGCGCGGTGAAGAGTTTAACTCGGTGAATGAGAACGGCGATCGTGTTATTCGTGCTCTGGCTGCGGGAATGGGAGTTGCCCGTAAGGATCTGAAGGCCATGGCGGATAACGGAAAGTTGACCGCCGATAAGGTTGTTCCTGCACTGATTAGTCAGCTTGGGGCATTACGTGATGAATATGCGGCAATGCCTGATACGGTTTCATCCTCTGCAACCAAAGTTGAAAACGCCTTTATGGCCTGGGTTGGTGGTGCGAACGAGGCAAGCGGAGTGACGAAGACGCTCTCCGGTGTGCTGAATGGTATTGCAGGCAATATTGACACCGTGGCAACCGCTGCCGGTGCTCTGGTTGCCGTCGGGGTAGCCCGATATTTTGGCAATATGGCGTCGTCTGCTGGATCTGCAACTGCCGGATTAATTACTGCAGCCAGAAACGAAGTGGCTCTTGCTGAAGCGCAACTTCGGGGGACACAGATAGCAACCGCCAGGGCGCGTGCGGCGGTTTATCGTGCGCAACAGGCGGTTGTTGCTGCTCGCGGTACCGAAAGGCAGGCCGCAGCAGAAGCGAAGCTGACAGCTGCCCAGGCGTCACTTACCCGTAATATTGCGGCCAGAACAGCGGCACAGACAACGCTGAATACTGTCACGTCAGTGGGGAGTCGTCTGTTAAGTGGTGCGCTGGGGTTGGTTGGTGGTGTGCCGGGACTCGTCATGCTGGGGGCGACGGCCTGGTACACGATGTATCAGAATCAGGAGCAGGCCAGAGAATCTGCACGCCAGTATGCCGCAACAATCGACGAAATTCGCCAGAAAACGTCGGCAATGTCGCTTCCTGAAGCGTCAGATAATGAGGAAAAGACGCGGCAGGCACTTGATGAGCAAAACAGGTTAATTGACGAGCAGAAAAGTAAGATTAAATCCTTACAGGAAAAAATTGCTGGCTATCAGTATGTGCTGGCAAACCCGGGCTGGACAACCGATAACGGTTTTATGATTAACCACATGACGTCGGTAAAAACTGTCACAGAAGGGCTTGCAGAAGCAACAAATCAACTGGCAGTTGAACAGTCCCGTCTCACACAAATGCAGGGCAAAGCGCAATCCATTCAGGATGTGCTTGCCGGGCTGGAGGAGCGACGGGTGGCGTTGATCCGTCAACAGGCCGCGGAACAAAACAAAGCGTATCAGTCCCTGTTGATCATGAATGGGCAGCATACCGAGTTTAATCGCCTTCTCGGGCTCGGTAATGAATTACTTCAGCAGCGACAGGGGCTGGTGAATGTACCGTTACGGCTACCACAGGCAACCCTGGATGATAAACAGCAGACTGCACTGAATAACAGCGAGCGCGAACTGGCTCTGTCCCGCCTGAAGGGGGAAGCCCGTGAGCGTGCCCGCCTGGGTTATGCTGCGGATGATCTCGGCTTTGTGGGAGAGGCGTATCAGACAGCCAGGCAGAATTATATCAATAACTCACTGGATGCCTGGCGAAATAACCAGGCAAATAAACCCAAAACGCATAAAAAGACCGAAGCGGAAAAAACAGAAGATATTTATAAACGGCTGATTAAACAGCAAAAAGAACAAATAGCACTGGCAGGGCAGAATACTGAACTGGCTAAGATGAAATATCAGGTCAGTCAGGGCGAATTATCAACCCTGTCAGAAGCGCAGAAAAAAACGCTTTTGCAGAATGCAGCACTCATCGACCAGAAAAAGATTCGTGAGCAGCTTGCTGCGTATGAGAGCAGTCTGGCGGACAGTAATGCCAGTGCCCGGGCATCTGACGAAGCGCAGTTGCTGGGATATGGTGAAGGCTCACGGATGCGTGAACGACTCCAGGAAATGTGGAGTATCCGGCAGGCGTTTGAGCAGAAAAATAACGAGCTGCTGAGACAGTATCAGGCCGGAGAAATTGAAGAAGCCCTGTGGAAACAGGAGAAAGAACTGAATAAAAAATATCTGGAAGAGCGTCTCAGTGATCAGCAGGATTATTATGCAAAGGCCGATGCTTTACGTAATAACTGGAATGCCGGACTCCAGGAGGGACTGACCAACTGGGCAGACAGTGCCACCGATTATGCTTCACAGGCGGCAGATGCTGTCGTTTCCACGATGGACGGGCTGGTATCAAATATTTCCGATGCACTGGCCGGGAATGTTGTGGACTGGAGGAACTGGGGGAGTTCAGTTCTCCGGGAAGTTTCAAAAATTCTGATGAATGCAGCCATTGTTAACGGACTGAAATCACTCTCCGGTGCCGGAGGGGGGCTTGGTACGGTCGGCGGATGGATTTCGGGGGCAGTGGCAAACGCAAAAGGTGGTGTTTACACATCGGCAAATCTGAGTGCTTACAGTAACACTATTGTGGATACACCGACGTATTTTGCTTTTGCGAAAGGTGCCGGGTTGATGGGCGAGGCCGGGCCTGAAGCAATCATGCCACTGACACGGGCAGCGGACGGCTCTCTTGGGGTCAGGGCCATTGGAAATGTGAATGGTGGCGGTGGATTTGTTTATTCTCCCGTGTATCACATCAGCATTCAGAATCAAGGGAGCAATGGCGAGATAGATGCGCGCTCAGCCAGGGGACTGGTGGATCTGATCGACAGCAGGGTTGTGTCAATTATGCAGTCATCGCGTCGGGATGGAGGATTGTACAGTGCCTGAGCCTGAAGTTTTTAACTGGATCCCCCGTGAGGGGATGGAGACGACACGAAAGCCATCAGTTATTACGGTAAAGTTTGGTGACGGATATGAACAGCGACGGGCTGGTGGTCTGAATGCGGATCTGAAAACGTTTAAACCGGTATTTCGTGTCACAGATGAATATTCCCGTGCCGCGCTGGACAGTTTTTTATCCCGTCATGCCGGGATTCGTGCTTTTTTGTGGCGTCCGCCAAAACACAACAGGACTGTCCGGGTTGTCTGCAGGGAGTGGAGCATTTCGGATAATGCCATGTATACCGATTTTAACTGTACCTTTGAAGAGGTCACTCACTGATGCAGGATATACAGCAGGAAACACTCAATGAGTGCACTAAAACGGAGCAATCCGCGCTGGTCGTGCTCTGGGAAATTGATCTGACAGAGGTCGGCGGAGATCGTTATTTCTTCTGTAATGAGCAGAACGAAAAGGGTGAACCAGTCACCTGGCAGGGGCGGCAGTATCAGGCTTATCCCATTCAGGGAAGCGGATTTGAGATGAACGGCAAAGGAGCCAGTGCAAGGCCAACGCTTAAAGTCTCTAACCTGTACGGCATGGTCACCGGGATGGCGGAAGATCTGCAGAGTCTGGTCGGCGGAACGGTGGTCCGGCGTAAGGTTTACGCCCGTTTTCTGGATGCGGTGAACTTCGTCAACGGAAACAGTGACGCCGATCCGGAGCAGGAGGTGATCAGCCGCTGGCGCATCGAACAGTGCAGCGAACTGAGCGCGGTCAGTGCCTCTTTTGTGCTGTCCACACCGACGGAAACGGATGGCGCTGTTTTTCCGGGGCGCATCATGCTGGCCAACACCTGCACCTGGATCTACCGCGGCGATGAGTGCGGTTATGATGGCCCGGCGGTCGCGGATGAATATGACCAGCCAACGTCCGATATCACGAAGGATAAGTGCAGCAAATGCCTGAGTGGTTGCAAGTTCCGCAATAACGTCGGCAATTTTGGCGGCTACCTTTCCATTAACAAACTTTCGCAGTAAACCCATGACAGAGACAGAATCAGCGATTCTGGCGCACGCCCGGCGATGTGCGCCAGCGGAGTCGTGCGGCTTCGTGGTGAGAACGCCGGAGGGGGACAGATATTTTCCCTGCGTGAATATCTCCGGTGAGCCGGAGGCGTATTTCCGGATGTCGCCGGAGGACTGGCTGCGTGCACAAATGCAGGGGGAGGTTGTGGCACTGGTCCACAGCCACCCCGGTGGTCTGCCCTGGCTGAGTGAGGTCGACAGGCGGCTGCAGGTGCAGAGTGATTTGCCGTGGTGGCTGGTCTGCCGGGGGGCGATTCACAAGTTCCGCTGTGTGCCACATCTTACCGGGCGGCGCTTTGAGCACGGGGTGACGGACTGTTACACGCTGTTCCGGGATGCATACCATCTGGCGGAAATTGAGATGCCGGATTTTTATCGCGGGGATGACTGGTGGCGTAACGGCCAGAATCTCTATCTTGACAATATGGAGGCGACTGGTTTTTACCGTGTCGCACTGACAGAGGCGCAGCCGGGCGATGTGCTGCTGTGCTGTTTTGGTTCATCGGTGCCGAATCATGCCGCCATTTACTGCGGCGACGGCGAGCTGCTGCACCATATTCCTGAACAACTGAGCAAACGAGAGAGGTATACCGACAAATGGCAGCGACGCACACACTCCCTCTGGCGTCACCGGGCATGGTACGCATCTGCCTTTACGGGGATTTACAACGATTTGGCCGCCGCATCGACCTTCGTGTGAAAACGGGGGCCGAAGCCATCCGGGCGCTGGCCATGCAGATCCCGGCGTTTCGTCAGAAACTGAGTGACGGCTGGTATCAGGTACGGATTGCCGGGCGTGATGCAGGTGAAACCGAATTATCTGCCCGTCTTAATGAGCCGCTGGCAAATGGTGCCGTGATCCACATCGTTCCGCGTCTGGAGGGGGCCAAAAGTGGCGGTGTGTTTCAGGCGGTGCTGGGTGCGGCGCTGATTGCGGTGGCATGGTGGAACCCTGTGGGCTGGCTGGGGGCCGCGGCTGTATCGGGTATGTATGCAGCAGGGGCCAGTATGATCCTGGGTGGTGTGGCGCAGATGCTGGCACCGAAAGCCCGGACGCCCACGGCAGCCAGTACAGATAACGGCAAACAGAACACGTATTTCTCGTCACTGGATAACATGGTTGCCCAGGGCAATGTTCTGCCCGTTCTGTACGGTGAAATGCGTGTGGGGTCGCGAGTGGTATCTCAGGAGATCAGCACGGCAGATGAAGGTGATGGTGGTCAGGTTGTGGTGATTGGTCGCTGATGCAAAATGTTTTATGTGAAACCGCCTGCGGGCGGTTTTGTCGTTTATGGAGCGTGAAGAATGGGTAAAGGCAGCAGTAAGGGGCATACCCCGCGCGAAGCGAAGGACAACCTGAAGTCCACGCAGTTGCTGAGTGTGATCGATGCCATCAGCGAAGGGCCGATTGACGGTCCGGTGGATGGATTAAAAAGCGTGCTGCTGAACAGTACGCCAGTGCTGGACACTGAGGGGAATACCAACATCTCCGGCGTCACGGTGGTGTTCCGGGCAGGTGAGCAGGAGCAGACTCCGCCGGAGGGGTTTGAATCCTCCGGCTCCGAGACGGTGCTCGGTACAGAAGTGAAATATGACACGCCGATCACCCGGACCATCACGTCGGCAAACATTGACCGTCTGCGTTTTACTTTCGGCGTGCAGACACTGGTGGAAACCACCTCAAAGGGGGACAGGAATCCGTCGGAAGTCCGCCTGCTGGTTCAGATACAGCGTAACGGTGGCTGGGTGACGGAAAAAGACATCACCATTAAGGGCAAAACCACCTCGCAGTATCTGGCCTCGGTGGTGGTGGGTAACCTGCCGCCGCGCCCGTTTAATATCCGGATGCGCAGGATGACGCCGGACAGCACCACAGACCAGCTGCAGAACAAAACGCTCTGGTCGTCATACACCGAAATCATCGATGTGAAACAGTGCTACCCGAACACGGCACTGGTCGGCGTGCAGGTGGACTCGGAACAGTTCGGCAGTCAGCAGGTGAGCCGTAATTATCATCTTCGCGGGCGCATTCTGCAGGTGCCGTCGAACTATAACCCGCAGACGCGGCAATACAGCGGTATCTGGGACGGAACGTTTAAGCCAGCATACAGCAACAACATGGCCTGGTGTCTGTGGGATATGCTGACCCATCCGCGCTACGGCATGGGGAAGCGTCTCGGTGCGGCGGATGTGGACAAATGGGCGCTGTATGTCATCGGCCAGAATTGCGACCAGTCGGTGCCGGATGGCTTTGGTGGCACGGAGCCGCGCATCACCTGTAATGCCTGGCTGACCACACAGCGTAAGGCGTGGGATGTTCTCAGTGATTTCTGCTCGGCGATGCGCTGTATGCCGGTATGGAACGGGCAGACGCTGACGTTCGTGCAGGACCGACCATCAGATAAGGTGTGGACCTATAACCGCAGTAATGTGGTGATGCCGGATGATGGCGCGCCGTTCCGCTACAGCTTCAGCGCCCTGAAGGACCGCCATAATGCCGTTGAGGTGAACTGGATTGACCCGAACAACGGCTGGGAGACGGCGACAGAGCTTGTTGAAGATACGCAGGCCATTGCCCGTTACGGTCGTAACGTCACGAAGATGGATGCCTTTGGCTGTACCAGCCGGGGGCAGGCACACCGCGCCGGGCTGTGGCTGATTAAAACGGAACTGCTGGAAACGCAGACCGTGGACTTCAGCGTGGGCGCAGAAGGGCTTCGCCATGTACCGGGCGATGTCATTGAAATCTGTGATGATGACTATGCCGGTATCAGCACCGGTGGTCGTGTGCTGGCGGTGAACAGCCAGACCCGGACGCTGACGCTCGACCGTGAAATCACGCTGCCATCCTCCGGTACCACGCTGATAAGCCTGGTTGACGGAAGTGGCAATCCGGTCAGCGTGGAGGTTCAGTCCGTCACCGACGGCGTGAAGGTAAAAGTGAGCCGTGTTCCTGACGGTGTTGCTGAATACAGCGTATGGGGGCTGAAGCTGCCGACGCTGCGCCAGCGCCTGTTCCGCTGTGTGAGTATCCGGGAGAACGATGACGGTACGTATGCCATCACCGCCGTGCAGCATGTACCGGAAAAAGAAGCCATCGTGGATAACGGGGCGCACTTTGACGGCGACCAGAGCGGCACGGTGAATGGTGTCACGCCGCCAGCGGTGCAGCACCTGACCGCCGAAGTCACCGCAGACAGCGGGGAATATCAGGTGCTGGCGCGATGGGACACGCCGAAGGTGGTGAAGGGCGTGAGCTTCCTGCTTCGCCTTACCGTGGCAGCGGACGACGGCAGTGAGCGGCTGGTCAGCATGGCCCGGACGACGGAAACCACATACCGCTTCAGGCAACTGGCGCTGGGGCGTTACACGCTGACGGTCCGGGCGGTAAATGCGTGGGGGCAGCAGGGCGATCCGGCATCGGTATCGTTCCGGATTGCGGCACCGGCAGCGCCTGTCACTATTGAACTGATACCAGGGTATTTTCAGATAACAGCGGTCCCGAAACTGGCTGTATATGACCCGACGGTGCAGTTTGAGTTCTGGTTCTCGGAAAAGCGGATTATCGATATCAGGCAGGTTGAAACCAGCGCGCGTTATCTTGGTACGGCGCTGTACTGGATAGCCGCCAGTAGCAATATTAAGCCGGGTTATGATTATTACTTTTATATCCGCAGCGTGAACACCGTTGGTAAATCGGCATTTGTGGAGGCCGTTGGTCGGGCGAGCGATGATGCGGAAGGTTATCTGAATTTTTATAAAGGGTTGATCAATAAAACGCATCTCGGCAAGGAACTGCTGGAAAACTTTGAGCTGACGGAAGATAACGCCAGCAAACTGGAGGAGTTTTCGAAAGAGTGGAAGGACGCCAACGATAAATGGAATGCCATGTGGGGCGTCAAAATTGAGCAGACCAAAGACGGCAAACATTATGTCGCGGGGCTTGGCCTCAGCATGGAGGATACGGAGGAAGGCAAACTGAGCCAGTTCCTGGTTGCCGCTAACCGTATCGCGTTTATTGACCCGGCAAACGGGAATGAAACGCCGATGTTTGTGGCGCAGGGCAACCAGATATTCATGAACGACGTGTTCCTGAAGCGCCTGACGGCCCCCACCATTACCAGCGGCGGTAATCCTCCGGCATTTTCCCTGACACCGGACGGGCGGCTGACGGCGAAAAATGCCGATATCAGCGGTAACGTGAATGCGAACTCCGGGACGCTCAACAACGTCACGATTAACGAGAACTGCCGGGTTCTGGGAAAACTGTCCGCGAACCAGATTGAAGGCGATCTCGTTAAAACAGTGGGCAAAGCTTTCCCCCGTGACTCCCGGGCACCGGAGCGGTGGCCATCAGGGACCATTACCGTCAGGGTTTATGACGATCAGCCGTTTGACCGGCAAATTGTTATTCCGGCTGTGGCATTCAGTGGCGCTAAGCATGAGAGAGAGCATACTGATATTTACTCCTCATGCCGTCTGATAGTGCGGAAAAACGGTGCTGAAATTTATAACCGTACCGCGCTGGATAATACGCTGATTTACAGTGGCGTTATTGATATGCCTGCCGGTCACGGTCACATGACACTGGAGTTTTCGGTGTCAGCATGGCTGGTAAATGGCTGGTATCCCACAGCAAGTATCAGCGATTTGCTGGTTGTTGTGATGAAGAAAGCCACTGCAGGCATCACGATTAGCTGAATTTTATAACCCAGATACGGGCACCAGAAATGGTGCCTTTTTTATTGCAGAAAAGCGAGAGGTAATTATGCGTAAAGTTTGTGCAGCCATTTTGTCCGCAGCCATCTGTCTGTCCGTATCCGGTGCGCCTGCATGGGCATCTGAACATCAGTCCACGCTGAGCGCGGGGTATCTTCATGCCTCGACGAACGTTCCCGGCAGCGATGATCTTAACGGGATTAACGTGAAATACCGTTATGAGTTTACGGACACACTGGGGCTGGTGACGTCATTCAGCTATGCAGGAGACAAGAATCGCCAGCTTACCCGTTACAGCAATACCCGCTGGCATGAAGATTCCGTGCGTAACCGCTGGTTCAGCGTGATGGTGGGGCCGTCTGTGCGCGTGAATGAATGGTTCAGCGCGTATGCGATGGCGGGTATGGCTTACAGCCGTGTGTCGACTTTTTCCGGGGATTATCTCCGCGTAACTGACAATAAGGGGAAAACGCACGATGTGCTGACCGGAAGTGATGACGGTCGCCACAGCAACACGTCTCTGGCGTGGGGAGCTGGCGTGCAGTTTAACCCGACCGAATCCGTGGCCATTGATATTGCTTATGAAGGCTCCGGCAGTGGTGACTGGCGCACTGACGGTTTCATCGTGGGTGTCGGTTATAAATTCTGATTAGCCAGGTAACACAGTGTTATGACAGCCCGCCGGTTCAGGCGGGCTTTTTTGTGGAGTGGATATGGCAGCAGTAAAAATCTCAGGTGTGCTGAAAGATGGTGCGGGAAAACCAATACAGAACTGCACTATTCAACTGAAGGCAAAGCGTAACAGCACCACGGTACTGGTGAACACGGTGGCTTCTGAAAATCCGGATGAAGCCGGACGTTACAGCATGGATGTTGAGTATGGCCAGTACAGCGTCACCCTGCTGGTTGAAGGTTTTCCGCCTTCACATGCCGGGACCATTACCGTCTATGAAGGCTCCAGACCAGGTACGCTGAATGATTTTCTCGGTGCCATGACGGAAGATGATGTCATGCCGGAGGCATTGCGTCGTTTTGAGGCAATGGTGGAAGAAGTGGCACGCAACGCCGAAGCCGCCTCTCAGAGCGCAGCGGCGGCAAAGAAATCCGAAACTGCAGCGGCATCATCAAAGAACGCGGCGAAAACCTCAGAAACGAATGCAGCTAATAGTGCACAGGCGGCAGCGACCTCAAAGACTGCATCGGCAAACTCCGCGACAGCAGCCAAAAAATCAGAAACCAACGCGAAAAATAGCGAGACAGCCGCAAAGACGAGCGAAACCAACGCAAAGTCCAGCCAGACGGCAGCGAAAACCAGCGAAACGAATGCCAAAGCCAGTGAAACTGCGGCAAAAAACAGCCAGGTTGCAGCAGCCCAAAGCGAGAGCGCGGCAGCCGGTTCTGCGACTTCAGCAGCTGGATCAGCAACTGCTGCGGCTAACAGCCAGAAAGCTGCGAAGACGAGTGAAACTAACGCAAAGTCCAGCCAGACGGCAGCGAAGACCAGCGAAACGAATGCCAAAGCCAGTGAAACTGCGGCGAAAAGCAGTCAGGATGCAGCGGCCCAAAGCGAGAGTGCCGCAGCCAGTTCTGCAAGCGCGGCGGCTGCTTCTGCCACTGCATCAGCTAACAGTCAAAAAGCAGCAAAAACCAGTGAAACCAACGCAAAGGCGAGCGAGACTGCGGCGGCGAACTCGGCGCAAGCATCGGCAGCAAGCCAGACAGCAGCTAAAGCAAGTGAAGACGCAGCCAGAGAGTATGCAAGCCAGGCAGCGGAGCCGTATAAACAAGTTTTGCAGCCGTTGCCCGATGTGTGGATACCGTTTAATGATTCACTGGATATGATTACGGGCTTTTCGCCATCATATAAAAAAATTGTTATTGGCGACGATGAAATAACAATGCCTGGCGACAAGATTGTAAAGTTTAAACGCGCATCGAAAGCAACTTACATTAATAAATCTGGTGTGCTGACAGAGGCTGCCATTGACGAGCCACGATTTGAACGTGATGGCCTGCTTATTGAGGGGCAAAGAACTAACCTGCTAATCAATTCAACAAATCCGACTAAATGGAACAAGTCGTCAAATATGATCTTAAGTGCATCAGGTGTAGATGATTTCGGATTCCAGTACGCAAAATTTACATTAAAACCAGAAATGGTAGGGCAAATTTCAGCGATTAACATAGTAACCGTTTCCGGCAGTAAAGGTTTTGATGTAACAGGCGGAGAAAAGTATGTAACCATATCATGCAGGGTGCAAAGTGGCACTCCAAATTTAAGATGCCGATTACGATTTGAAAACTATGATGGTTCTACCTACACATTCTTAGGTGACGCTTACTTAAATACGACAGATTTATCTATTGATAAGACGGGTGGTGCCGCTAATCGCATTACTGCAAGGGCTGTTAAAGATGAAGCAAGCAAATGGATCTTTTTTGAGGCGACAATTAAGGCACTTGATACAGAAAATATGATAGGTGGAATGGTTCAGTATGCCCCGGCAAAAGGAGTGGGCACTGGCGCGGATGATTATATTTATATTGCGACCCCTCAAGTTGAAGGTGGGGCGTGCGCTTCATCGTTTATTATAACAGGCGCATCCCCTGTAACACGCGCCAGCGATATTGTAACGGTCCCCATTTCTCTAAATTGGTGCAATCCCGCTATTAGTTCATTAGCAGAAGTTAATACCAATTGGGATGAATCGCCAAACAAAGAAGGTAGCGCACGTATTCTTAATATTTCCACTACGGGAGATACAACTGAAATTGCAGATGAAAGTTATATGTATTTGGGGTATACATCTTTGGGAGCACGCGCAATCATTACAAATGGTAAAGGCACTAAAATAGAATATAAAAGCGTTATAGAACGACCAGAGAGAAAAAGCATTATCGGCTTTAGATTCACAGAAAGTCGAGAATTGTGTGTTGTGGTTAACGGTAATATTGGTGCTAAGGTAGTTTCTCCTTATAAAAAACACAAATATACAGGAGGCTTCATTAATATTGGTGGTCAATCATCATCCGGCAACCGTCACCTATTTGGACACGTTCGAAATCTGCGTATTTGGCACAAGGCATTGACTGATGCTCAGATGGGGGAGTCAATCTAATGAAAGATTTAACACTCAAATTTGCCGACAGGGCCGACTTTTCGGCCTTTATGGGAAGTATTGGCTATTATAATGACGAGTCGATGCAGGATGATATTCTGATTGATGTGATAGGTAACGTGTACAAAGAAACCGGAGAGCTGACTGAAGATGGCGAACCGGTATGTGTTAAGGAAGATGGATATTTTGTAAACGTGCGCATCATTAAGGATACGCAAATATCGTCATTATTCGATGAATACGCGGTTGCTGTTGAGCATCAACTTCGTGGCTGGATGTGAGGTAGAGAAATGGCTACATCAACAGTAATTCCGGGAGACATCACCACGCTGAAGGGAGATGTTAGTAAAGCAAAGGAAGATATTTCCTCTATTAACGGAAAAGTATCAACGCTTCAGACTGATATGGCCAGTGCAAAGCAGGATATCAGCACCAGATACACAAAAACTGAAGTTGATAATAAGCTGAAAAACAAAGTGGAAGTGAACGATCTGGAAAGTGGTCGTTATGGCGGAGATTTTTACCCGCTGACTGGCCGTGAAGCGTTTTATTTATGGGGATTGGGCACAACTACAGCGGCGGCAAATCTTTATCTTAATCCTGACCCTGCAATTTCGTCTGTGCTGCGGTCAACATCGTCTATCCGCTATAAACATTCAGTAGAGACGATAGATTCAGAGCACGCCGATCTCATTTTCAGGATGCGCCCTGTGTGGTACAGGTCGCAATGCGAAAATGACAGGCGTGACTGGGGATTCTATGGATTGATTGCCGAGGAAGTAGGAGAAATTGCCCCTCAGTTTGTTCACTGGCGACCAGCCAACGAAGATGATGCACCGGAAACCATTTCCAGCAATGGCCTTGTTGCCGAAGGTGTAATGTACGAACGTCTGGTTGTTCCACTGATTCACCATATCCAGAAGCTGACTGAAAGAGTTGATGAACTTGAGTCAGAATTAAAGTTGTTATCCGTTTCCCGAAGCGATATCGGATAAAGGAGGCGTAATGGATATAACACCTTTCCTTCATGCACTTTGTGCTGTGGCTGCGCAGGTACTGGTTGGTCTTTTTACCGGAAACTGGGCTTACGGAGCGATAGCCGGTTGTACGTTCTTCATTGCGCGTGAACATACCCAGGCAGAATATCGCTGGATTGAAATGTTCGGGCATGGCAAGCGAATGAATATGCCGTGGTGGGGCGGTTTTGATCCGCGCGCGTGGGATGTGGCAAGCCTGATGGATTTTGCTGTGCCGGTGGTGGCGTGTCTGCTGATCTGGATGTTGATCCGTTAAATATAAAAGCCGCAGTAACTTGCCATGATAGGATACTGCGGCTGGCTGGTTAACTTTCGATAGTGCGAGTATTGAATGATTTCCAGCCGTTACTGATTTTATATAACGGCAGTGGAATTATTCAACACACAGGCAAAACACAGGCAAAACGGAATAAGCTGAGAAAAAAAGCGTGCTTTCCCAATCTGGGGCAAATCACGTCTGAATGACACCTGAAAACAGGTGGTGGACTCAAGAAGGCTTGGAATATTCTTCTTTAATGTTATGTAATTCATTGATTTTTCGTGTACGATTTTAAGACATTTATTCCAAGAAAAATTTTTAACTCTTTGATTTTTCTACTCTGTATCATCGGTCTCGAAAACCGGAGTAGGGGCAACTCTACCGGGGGTTCAAATCCCCCTCTCTCCGCCACTTTATCAATGACTTATCTCCCGACTTCCCGCCTTGCTTTTCCTAAACAGAACAATCGTAGGATATTCTTGAAGGGTTAGATCGTCACTGTTTTCTGTTCGATACTGTGACATTCAGCACTTGATTCGCTATGGGTCTGACAGGAAGGTTTCGAGCGAAAATCTACAGTTATTCAGTCGTTTTCTTATCGGTCACCATTATTCTTTTAGACATTGATCCTATGAAACTGCCGCAAAGTTGCTGGCGGGAACTGAAGTTGCGTAGAGAAGGGGTCAATAATTGAGCCAAAAAAGGAACGCGGCCGTCAGATTAAAGCCGCGGGACAAAGTCCATAATTTCCAAGAGTTGTTGAATTTCCCAGCTTTTTTGAAAGCCTTTGTATCATACTAACAAGTAAAAAAGGTTTAAACACCAAAATTAACCTATATTTCTGGTTAGCTTTACCATGACAGATGACTTGCTCCTGGAGACATTTGCGCTGCCAGTCTGTATGGCTGAGTTGTGTATTTATTGTTCGCCTTTTTCTCAGTTTTTTTCTACAGACATAATAAAAAAGACACGACTCAAGTATGAGCGTGTCTGAGTTTGTCTTACTTATTTGTCTTGGTAAATTATTGTTGTTACTACCAGGCACTGTTCTGTTAAATAACTGAAGTCAGCGCAAAAAAATCAATGAGACATCATCTCCTCGACCACTTCTTCGCTACTCAACTGATAGGGATAATACGTTGGCCAGTTTTCCATTTCATTCAATAAAGATTGCTGGGAATCATTACCCATAAAAATGTGAAAATGAGATGATTTTCGTGGTGCAATTATATGATCGCTAAATTGTATATATTTAGGGGCTTTGCTTTCAGGATCTTTACATTCGAATAAGTAACGAACGCCTTTCTTGCCTGATTTATAGGTGAGTATTTTGTATCCATCGTAATCATATTTACAGGATGTTGTTTCATTATTTCTATGGAATTCGACAATGCCGTCCTCAATGCCAATCATTTCGATATCTGTCGCATAACCTTTGCGATAATAATCTTTAATTTCAGCAAATGTTTTGGTTTTATCTGCATCCGCTTTCTTCTGAAAGACGGGGTCAAGTTTGCCACTTTGCAGTAAAGGGTAAACGGATTGCCAGACTCCATCCCAGTCACTGAGCGTTCGGTTTTGTACATTGGTATCATCAAAAACACCATTAGCAGCTTTTTGTTCGACCTCTGTTAAGGGTTTGCCGTGTGAGTGATGACCATGCGAAAAGGCAGGAGCGCTAACAATAAAGACACCTAAAGCAACAGCCAGTTTATGAAGACGAATCGCCAAAACAATTTCCTCCAGAGTTAATGTACATGATGTGTAATGTTATATTGTAACATATGAAAAAATGCAACAACTCATTAGGAAATGAGAGCATGGTATTCTCAGGTGTATTGAACTATCTTATTGAAATAAAATAAATTATTCTGGTGATGAAAGGTTGATGACAAACGAAACATAACTTGATGCGATCTGTGTGGGCCGGATAGGGCGCTTGAACTGCACCCCAAATGTTGGACATAATCTGACATCTGAAGGTGCAGTTTATGAAACATTCATTTGAAGTAAAACTTGCCGCTGTAAATCATTACCTGGCTGGTCATGCAGGCATCATTTCTACGGCAAAACTCTTTCAACTTTCTCACACCAGCCTCTCACACTGGATTAATCTTTTTCTTCTTCACGGTCCTCGGGCACTGGATTGCAGACACAAGCGTAGCTATTCTCCTGAAGATAAACTTTG